GTGAATGTATTGTTTATGAATTTTTGAATAGGAACAAGTTTAGCATTTTTAGGGAAGAACGATACTTCTTCTATGCATTCTCTTTCAACACCTTCAAAAAGTGTTTCGTTACTTTCTATCTTGCCGCCGGGTATTCCCCAGTTGCCCGGGTTTTTATTATCGTTACGTAGTAAGTACAAGAATCTTTTTGTATCACTTGCGTAGAAAAAGATACCGGCTGCTATATTGTCTTTCATACTATGATTTATCACAGTATTAGATGACGATAGAATAATCCCCTTGATCGTACCAACCTTCGTATGATTTCACCCACATGCTATCTGAATATCTATATTGAATTTGAGTAGTTAAGTTAGTAACATATTGTACATCAGTGGTTGTACTATCAAAACTAACACTCCATAAACCTGTGGTACTATTATATTGAATAATATCATTGGCTTTAGCACTTACTATCCCCCAAGCCTCTGATGACTCGGGTGTATCTTCTACAATCAAATAACGTTGTCCATTGATAGCAACTGGCAAACCATGACCTGGACCCTTAGTTTGTGGATTGATAACACTGGTTACAGGAGTTAATGTATTTTGTGGCAAGGTGTCAGTGTCAATTTCAAATATCAATAATCTATCGTCAATTGGATTGAATGTAATAGTACCTGCAATCTCTGTGTCCATATATGGATTCTGCAACCAGATCTGGCTTATACCTGGTTTTATTGTGCCATACATTCCCAACACAGGTGTCCAGTAAACTTCCGTATCCGGGTTTACAGGTACATCAGTTGAATTATTACCGGGCGTAAAGATTTGAGTTGAGGGTAATATCTGTAGTGAATTACCAATCAATAACAATTTATAACCATACGGAGTAATCTTCTGCCTAGTACCTAGCAGTAACTGGTCATCTTGCATGTCAGTTAGTGCATTACCTTGGAATATACTTGCAATAATTTTGTGAATGATTCCCAATTTTCTAATTTTTGCAGGGCCACTAATCCAGATAGGCATGTAGAATTTCCAACTCATAATGTCAATTGGGTTGCCACTACCTTGAGGTATAGTTCTACTGCTAAACGTAAGACCATCCTGGTATACTACACTCAAGCTACCCCAATCAATAAAGTTGTCAGTGGACTGAATTTCTAATGATGGATTAAACAATACACCTATTTGTTCTAATAGTTCTAGTTTTTGTTGATAATTAGTAGTCCAAAAGTCTACAGTCATACGCAAGGTGTATGGTACAGGCATGACACGTTCAACTGTAAATGCTTGTGCTTGAGAGGGCTCATATTGTTGAGTATCAGTATTAAACGTTCGTTGGCGCACTGACAATTTATCAACAAAGTATGGGTCTTGAGTTCGTCTTTGGTCATACTCAAAACCACTAACATAATATGAAATTAGCGGAGCACTAGGTAAACTATTAGGACTATTGTTAGCTATTTGAGCTTGTGCCATACGGCTACTATCACCATATTGAATAGGAACTCGTAGTAAGATATCATTTCCTGCAGGGTCTTTACCCTTTGTAACTTGCCAGTCACTAAAGATTCTAGCAAACTGTAATAGGAATCTTCTAATCTGATTGTCATAAAAAAACTGTGCCATTATGTTCCTTAATCCACTTGGATTTTAAATATCTGTGATAGTGATTGTTTCTCAGGAATGGTCGTCCCGTTAGTCAATACAGTTACATTACTATTGTTAATGAATGACGCTCTTTGAGACTTATCATTGGCTCCCAATGCAGTCCCGGTTCTTACATTATCACTAATCTTTATCCATAGGCTACTATCCCAACGGAATAATTGTTGCGGTAAGTAATCTGTGCGTAAGAAGTAATCTCCTACTTTAGGATTTGACGGGAAAGTGATACCACTACCAGTAGGCAATCCATTTGGTGCTTCTGCTGTACCCACTAAGTAACCATTCGTATAACCAAAGCCACGAGGACTAGACTTGGCAACAAAATTATATCTAGGATCAGTATCCGCACGATAGTTCATTATGTTGGGGATAATCGTTCCTGTGAAATTTGGACTAGTTGGATCTTGAGTAGCATCACTGTACGTATTATCACCTGTACCATATGGTCCATCAACAGCACCTAAGGCTTTTGCAGTTAATACAAGTTGTCCACTTACAGCACCAGAACCAGTGTCAGTTCTATCAGGTTTAATCTCTGCGACTTTCAAACTCATCTGAATAAATTCAGTTAGTTTAGATTGATCCATATCAGCGGTCATGTCCCAAATACTTTGCAATGCGGCAGCACTAATTCTAATTACTGGTGCGGCATGTTTGTAACCGGGTGATGTTATTTCTGCTAAGTTACCAGTAGGTAGTTTAGGAGTTCCCTTTAGATAAACAATACTTACTGGTGGAAGAGGAATAGATTGTTCATCTAGTGGTGCAATATACAATTGAGTACGGTCGTAACCAGATGAAGGTAATTGTCTAGCCGCTTCTGCATTTGCGGCATTATTAATTGCAATGTTGGTATTGTATCTACCGAGTATATCTTTTAAATTATCAGCCGTATCAAGTTGCCAATAAGTTGTATTAGTACATGGTATACCTACAGGAGTATCTATTTTAGTAAGATAATTTTTATCACCAAAACTAACAGTATATCCAGCGGGGTATACAGTTGTTGTACTCCAATCACCCAAGTAATTATCTTTGTTCATGGGTTGGTCAAGAATATTACTAAACTCTTGACTATCAACTAATGGCTCACATTTGATACGCCATAAATGAGAGTACCAAGTATTACTGAATCCCTCACTAGCAACGTCTCCATCCGTTACCTGATAATATCTACGTAAAGCCGCTGGGATTATCTCATTTAATGGATGATAATCAGTTAGATGGGGTAATTCAATTACATCACCGACCATTAATTTACGACCGATTAAATCAATCATTTCATTATAATGAACAGTAATAAAGATAACGTCATTATTTAAAAATAAGCCAAATTGTGATAAATCAAAATCTACGTTTTGTATATTATAATGACCGCGTAATCTATATATATTAGGTTCGTATTTACGGTCTCTATTTTCTAAAAATAACAAATCCTGAATCTTTGTAGGATCTGCACTATTATGTTGTGGCTGTGTTAAATCAATACTCGGACCTTGGTCTTTGATTCCCGAATATTTATGAATATATAAATCAGTACCACCAACAGTAAATTGTTCTTTGATAATTTTATCAAAAAACTTATAATCATTGGATTTTTCGGAACGATAGAGGCTTAGTCTTGGCATAGTACTCTTATTTATCGTTTTTCAGAGGTTGACATTAAATGGTTTCGGGTGTATAATAGAATCTTAAACAGTCGAAAGGTGCTTAAAATGATCGAATTAGAACGTGAATATAAGTCTGCTGGCAAGTTTGCTTGGTTCGCTGAACGTGATGCACGTTTGCGTAGTGCAGTAAATAGTTCTCTTTTTACTGACAAGCAAAAGCTACGTGCTGAACAAGTCAAGTTGGGCCTCGAATTAGTGTATAGTGCTGAGAAAATATACATTGAGTTCCGCAAGAAATTCATTAGTATCAAAGTAAACAAGCCCAATGTGCGGGATCGTAGGGAACTTGCAATGCTTGAACTTTGCTATGCAACTGAGGGATTTGAAAAGTGTAAGACTGCACAGGGCATTACTTATCGAATTTTGCGAGTGCCCAAAGTCTAAATAACAATTGACTTTAATGTCAACCTGTGATATCATATTAAGTACGTAAACAAGGAACAAGCATGGCTATTAAAAAACCCAAACAAACTGAAGACAATTTTGTCAAAGCACTGAACCCACGTGATGCTGATACAAAGCATATGGGTGAAGAGCCTTTCTTTCCATTGCAACCCGATTCAGATCGCAGGTTCTCAACATTGGCTAGGTCATTTACTTGGTATCATCGTTTCTACGGCAAAAAAGATGCTAAAGAACTTTTGTGCCAGTACTTGGATTACAATAACAGAACCGATGAAGCCAAAAAGCTACGCAAGGTACATGAAAGCGAATTTTTGTCTACGCTATGTTGGTTGGCACGTATGACAATGCGTGGACTTGAACTCAATGAAAAAGAAAACGCAACCTTGCAAAACGAAATTGCTAGGATAGTGAAGTGTCTTGAAGTGCCGGAAACAAAAGAAAGTGCTACCGGCGGAAGTAAAGAAGAAGTTATTGCCGCACGTCCTAACATTCAGGATATTCTCAAAGATAAAGCAAAAGAGGCGGCTGGTGAACTTGAAGGATTGTTTGATGAATTCATTCTAGGTGGAACAAAGCCCAATAATAAACTTAAGCCAATGGATGAGGTTGCTAAACGTAATGTAATGCCACAACATATTAGTTTGATAGTAGATGTTTGGAAACGTAAACAAGCTGAGTTTGAACTAGTGCAAGAAGGTAACGATAGTCAAATTATTCAAGGCTATTCACATTTGTCAAAAATTCAGATTCGTAATATTCTTAAATTCATTGAACAGTCACTTACTGACCTAAACAGTTATATCAGTGTTAAGAAAGCCGCTAAAGCACCACGTGCCCGCAAAGCTGTTCCGGTAGAGAAGATTGTAGCAAAACTAAAGTACTTGAGAACATTTAAGGATACTGCTAGCAAACTAGACTTGATTAGTATTCATCCTACAAAATTGCATGGTTCAAGCGAAGCCTGGGTTTATGATACTGCAAAACGCAAACTGCATCACTACATTGCTGACGATTATAGCAAGACCTTTACGGTAAAGGGTAGTACACTACTTGGCTTTGATACAAATAAGAGTGAAATTAAAACTTTACGTAAGCCATGTGAACAACTTGCAGGAGTTACTGGTAGTAAGCCGGCAGCACGTAAATTAGATTTTTAGAGAAACACTAGGGGAAGAAGGTAGTAAACTAATGTATAAGGATTATGTATGAATATTGACTTGAACAAATATAAAGATTTTGTAGAAGCGGTTACAAGCCGGCCCAGTAATAACCTGACTGATTTTATCAATCGATTAGATCGTCTTGATGGTAACATGCTTGAAGATGGAACACATGGTCCTGATATCAACGTGCCACTATTGATTACCGCATGTCTAGGACTTGCCGCAGAAGCCGGTGAGTTTATCGAAGTGCCCAAAAAGATCATTTTTCAAGGTAAACCTTTGACAAAAGATGAACTCTTTCACATGAAACGTGAACTAGGTGATGTAATGTGGTATTGGATTAATGCATGTCGAGCTTTGAATCTTGATCCAAATGATGTGATTGATGAAAATGTACGCAAGTTAGAGTCACGTTATCCCGGTGGTTCGTTTGATGCACATTACTCAGAGCATCGCAAAGACGGCGATATTTGATTGAACCGTTTCCCCAGATAAATACAGTATCTGGGGAACACCATGGCAATTCAACAATCAGCAACATTAGACCAATTAAAAGAAGAATTATTTAAAAATCTTCGCCTACGTATGGGTGAAGGCATTGTCGATGTAGAATTAGATCCTGAGCATTACGAAGCCGCATACAAATATGCTGTTCAAGTTTATCGCCAAAGAGCGCAAAATGCAACAGAAGAAGCCTACACATTGATGACACTACATGCCCATCAAACCGACTACACACTTCCTAGAGAATTTATTAACGTTCGTCAAGTATTTCGCAGAACAGTTGGCCTAGAAACAGGGCCCGCCGCAAGTTCATTTGATCCTTTCTCCAGTGCTATTCTTAACACGTATCTATTGAATTACAACTACGCAGGTGGTTTAGCAATGTATGACATGTATGCCGGGTATATTGAATTAGCCGCACGTATGTTTGGTGGATATGTCATATACACTTTCAACAACGTAACTAAA